CAGAAGTTTTGACACCCGGCGCCCCACCCGAAGGATTTCCGCCTACTTTCCAGATTCTAGATGTGGTAAACCACTGTAATCGAGCTGCTGGACCAGTTCCAAACACACATACAAACAACCAAGAACCCTTTACTAGAAGTTACAACACACAATACCAAACAAACTCTCATCGACTTTACGTTATGTAGTTCTAAGTGTTGCGCGTGCTCTCCAAGGATTCAGCTTATACAATTCAGACAGAATACCAACTGTCATTCCACGTCCTCAAACCATGGCTGGGCGACCTTGTCAAGATTTTGAGATAACTCGACACCCATTTACCAATTTCACAACCCAGTTGTGTCTCATCGTAACGCTCCTGATCAGCAGGATTTACATCGCGGTTTATACTTTCGAAATTCGGACCGATGCACTGGTCATCGAACCTGCAGTTAAGTTAAGAGTTGGACCAACCCAACACGCGTCATTAGGCACTGGCGCCGCACTGAATATACCGGAGTACATTAGCGCAGTGGCAGCACATGAGTACCTCGGACTGGTTATACCAGACCCAAAGTTCACATACGACACATTGTGTAGGTTCGTCGAAAAAGTTGCAGTCATTCCGGATCCAATAATCAATAAATCCACCCTCCATGGCCCTACCTCACCATCGGGAAAAATCACATTCAAATCGGAAAAAGAGAAACCATTAAACGCAGGTAAACCTGAAAACAGGTAATACATGCTAGTAGGCACCCAAACTTGATCATATCCTCCACCAGAGACATTCGTGTTCACCACCGGCTTCGACAATTCTACTTCATACGTTGCCCACAAATCTCCCAGTGTATACACACTAGGGTTACCGCTGACAGCGACGTACGTAGTCCCCAGATCATAATTCAACTTCGAATCCCCACTTGGAACGGGCCCACTTCTCACATACATGGTATTGAAGGGGTTTTCTCTTGGATTACACTCCACTGGGTGGGCAAAAGCCTCACTGGGAATACAATCGTTGCTCCAGTATTCATTCAACATCTCCACTTTACTACTTGGTGCGACGTCCGTAGCTCGGTACGACGTTTGCATCATCACATTTCCTACTGCCGGTGTGGACGACACGGCATCACCGCTGTTCGGGACGTAGTGGAAGACGAGTCCTTTGATTCGATACTCCTGGAATTTGCAAGCAATGCCTGCCAACCAGGGGAAATCTCCGTACCCGGGATTAAGTACAATGGCGCGTCGGACATTGAAAGTTCCTGAGCCCTGAATCTCGCCCAAAAACTCCTTATGCCTCACGACTATGTTCTGACCACTGCTGTGCATTGACGGAATTGAATCCGACGCTTTCAGCGATGCCACAACACTATTTCTACGCACAGTGTAATCCCCACTCCATAACCACCGGCTCAAACTTGCGCCCAAACCAGTGCCTACATTCCTCCCAACCTCGGCTTGGCCAACTAAGTTGCCAACCGCAGATCCTCCTATCCCTCCTAAACTCCTCAGAGCCTTACCCAACCTGGTAAGCTCTTGCGCTTGCTTTTGTTTCGTCTTCGTTTTCTTGGTCATCCTGCTATTGCATTATGCCGGCTACCACTCTAGTGGATGATCAAACATGAGCGGGTGCAACGGGTAACGAACGTCCCTCGCTGCTCCCTCCCACAAACTATTTAAAATACTCGAATTCAAAACACTGGCATCAAACCAGTTCTCCAACGCAACCTGCTCAGCAGGATTTAAGCCAAACGCCGTCATGAACGACACTCTAGCTTCTGGAGTTATCTCTGACTGGACCTCCATGATTCGTTGCATTTGTCCTGTGTTCTTAAAGATGTGGCCGCGGAATTTGGCACCACATTTGATACCACTCCGCACAAACATTCTATACCAGCTATGCATGACAGGCACTCCCGGAACACTGGCACAGCCACATTCCCCTACAGCACCCATCCACTTCTGATACGTCTTGTCTGTTGGCACACTCACGAGACACATCGGATCTTTCACGAAACACGAATAAGGATCTCTAACCATCATCCACCCCAAAGCAGTTTTCACAGGCGAAGACTGACAGAAGACGATTCTCTCAAACTCGTCAACAGGTTCCTCCACAGTCAATCTGAATCCACGCTTCTCAAAGAAGCCTTCAACACGATCCATCAAACACTGCAGATCCTCCTGTTCACAAATCACCACACAATCATCCCCATTATTTGCCAGCTCCACCTCAACCCCCAATTCCCAACACAAACACCATACAAGGGCGCACATCAAAATACAGTTGCCAAGAGATGTGTTTATATCACCAGAACACCTACGACCTTCAAAGCTGAACTTCACTATGCCATCTACAACTCTAGCCTTTCCCTTACTCCTCAGTTGCCAACGCAACATGTCTCTCAAAAGCCTATCACCAGGTCTCATATTGAGATAAAAAGAGTGTTCATACTTGAGCGCAGCGACACTGACATGCATGTCAAACTTGACCGCATCTAGTCCAAAAGCCACAGGGTTCCGAAAACAATCCCACTTAGCCCGCATAACAGCGCCAGCCTTAAGCGGGGTCATCCCTTTAATGACAACCGGTACACCACGAGGTGACCACACTCTTGCAATCGACTTGAAGATTCTGCATTCCTGAAACTTCAATCTCCTAGCCAACTCCAAGTTATAGCGCGGGTCTCGCGGATTAATGGCACGCGGCGCCTTATCCAATTTCTGTTTTTCATACTTCGCAAACATACCCAGCATTGAGTCCTGTTGAGAGACTGCAGCTCGCAATAGATCCACACGAGCATTCTCATACAACCGCTGTTTCGCGCCCTTGTAAGCTGCAACAACTTCCAACATTGTAGCCAAGGGGGTGACAGTCCGGCCATTGAGAGTGGTGTGGACTACTCGATCTCTGAACAATTCAAACTGAATAGCATGATAAGCATGAATTCGCACAGTTAACGGTTCGAGCCACTCACTACCTACTTTGCAATAGTAGTAGCGCTCTGTCAAAGCTCGAACAATCGCTTGCACATTGTTGTTGAACACTCCAAAAGTGCTCACGGGGGAGAGACCCGGCACTACAACCATCGTGCGAGTCTTAGGGAATCGCCCGGTGCGACTGATGGTGATTGCACTCGGTACAGGAATACTAGGTAGACCTGCATCGACACCATACATGCGCACCGGGCACCACTAGCCGGGTGCCAGTGGCCGAGGTATGCTTTCACTAGCTAACCACCTCCGCCACCGACTCTGACCTGCGACTTTATCCAACCGATCCATATACACACTCTCGAAAAAATACACCTCCATGACATATGGCATGTTCGCCTCAATATCCGCGAAACGCATCCCATGATCACGCATCATTTTCCGAGCATGTCTAGACACAGCTAGAACCGCCGCACGATCTCTCTCGAGTTGACCTATCACCGCCTTCACGGCCAACACGACTTCTGCCACTACTGGAGCAACCACGCTAACTTTATTTTCACCAGGGTCCTTCAACCGCATGGGATGGCCCACTGATGCGACTGAGTCAAGCACAGTCGTAAGTCCCGAAGTTCCAGCTCCATTTGTGGCCCCAGGAAAGCTGCGAGTCATACAGGCTCGCACTTTCGATCGGGTGTTGTTGACAACATACCGATCCTCCTCCACAGTCACACTCATACAACATATATAAGGTGACACCCAGGCCGCACCATACAAAACCCACCGTTTTGTGGTGACCCACCACCCGCGCGGTTTCCGCTCGCCGGGTAGTGCATTGATTTCTTCTCTAGTCACAAGGAATTCCGGACTCTGCGGAAGCTCAGGGAGAGGCATGTCACCGACCGTCGGATCAACCGACCACGCCCATAAGTTCAACAGAGTGAAGATGTGAGCGTCATGCCCTTCCTGGTTCGCAAGGCTTAAAACGTATTCTGGTAAGATTGTGGCCATAGTGAGAATTGAGAAGAAAAAGTAATCGATGGTTTGGCTTCACTCGATCAACGAAGCCCCAGGTTCTTACCTGGAAGACCTATTTTTGTCAAGGCTTGGTGCAGCCTATCGATCGCGTCGTCCGACCCTCCAATACGGGTCTAGTCAAAACTTCGCGAAAGGTGGAACCCCACTTCCACTCTTCATTCATCCCCATCGCCCACCGCGGGTTTTTAAAAAACACGCGGAGCCGAAGGCATGGGTTACACACATTGTCTGAATCCTCTTCCTCCTACAGGATTTTATACAGACCGGAGCGCCTACGGATCGCACA